AATGTACAGCTTTTCTATCTTCTCTTCGTATAATAACACAATCTAACGCGGCGCTAGCACCTGTGACGGTCGCACCGTTCTTGGCTCTAACTGTTAATGTATCAATACCAATACTTGATAAAGGTGTAATACTTACATCATTAGTGTAGTTTGTATCAGCACCAGACATTGTCGGCCATAAATTCCAAACTACATAATAATCAGTATTAACTGTACTATTATCTGCTGCAGTACCGATTCCATAACTACTACCTGTAACGTAATATGCTTCTAGACGTTTTAAGCCTTCCGCTGGCTCCGCGGCAGATTTACCAGACGCTAAAGTGATATTTGTAAACTTCTTCATACTAATATTTATGCATATTAATCTATTTTTATTGAATTGGGTTTAACTTTACGTATATATACTTCACCATATACTTCTAATTTACCCATTTCTTCTTGAAATTGCTTTTGAGACATATCTCGCCACCCTTGGAGCTTCTTGTATAGCTCGTTGCCTTTCTTTTCTATGTACTTTATACCATTATAGTGGCTACTACGCTCAGCGTACGGTCTAGCTTTAGCATTAAAGTGATAGAAGGTAGATGCGTAACCTACTTTACGTTTACTCATCTCCTCTATATAAGACAAAAAAGAACAGTGAGGCTTTCGCCCCACTGCTCAGTTTTATTCTCTTTGAACTTAATCTTAGAAGTATACAGACTGCGATGCAGGTGTAAATGCTTCACCAAGACCCTGAACAATTACAACATGGTAATAGAGGTCAGCACCGAAGATGTTATCAACGACACCATATCGAGTCAGAAGACCAACGCGCGGAGCGAAGTCGTTCGGACCAATAGTTCTCTGAACCATTACTGGAATGTAAGGGCAATAGATGATACCGGTATCGTAGAATTCTGGTCCCTTGTAACCAAGGAGAGCATATTCAATCGATGTCGTACCAGAGTAGCTTTGGCCGAAGCCTCCACGTTGTACTTCAGTACGGGTATCACGGTAAACATTAAATCTTCCACCGAGCGAACCGACCTTAGCGATCCCAACAGGCTGTGTGTTAACATCACCCTGTACAGGTACCCACTGGAATTCAGGGAGCATCTCAAGGATGGCGCAAACTTTTGGTGTTGCAACTACAAAGTTGGCAGCACCACGTCTGTTACGAACGGCTATACGATTAGCTTCGATAATTAGTTTCTGATAGAAGTCGCGGTTACGTTCTGCGAGCCAGCGTCCATCAGCAGATGCAGGACTCCAGAAGGAGTACCCTTGTCCGCTCGACCCATTAAGGGCTGTCTGGATCATTCTCATGAGCATTTCACGGTCAATCTCTGCCTGGATCTCATACGACATAGCGTTTGTGATCTCAGAATCGATATCAATTCCGTTCATGTTCTTGAGGTCTTGCTCTAGCTCAACAGACCAACGGGCTCCAAGTCTACGAGTTCCAGCTTCAACAGCTGTCTTCTCGAATTTGACTTCGACCTGTGGAATGTTACCGGTGATCTCAAATGCAGAGAGGATCTGGGCAGTACCCCTATCTTCTACAGCAAAGGACCAATCGGCGTTACCAGTGAGTTGTGCGGATGATGTACCAGTAAAGCGGGTATCAAGTAATTGATATCCAAGTTCATCTGCATTCAGTCCGGCTGATCCTTGGTAAGTATCACCAAGTCCGTTACCTCCGCCGCCGCCTGCTGCGCCGCCGTCAATACCGGATCCAAGATCATCGGATTGGTATGCATAACGCAAAGCAAATGCAAGTCCAACAGGACCAGACATTGGCTGAACGCCTACAATCTCATTAGTAATAAGCTCAGGGAACGTACGACGAATCATCGGGATTAAGACTTTTGGAAGACGGGCATCCGCAGGAGCGTATGTATCACCAGAAGAAGACTGACTTGCAGGGTTGAAGATTGTTCCTCCCTGTGCAGCTCCACCGAGTGATCCACCACCTGTTGAATTACTCTCTTCGATACACCATTTCTCTTGATTCTCAAGAAGAATAGCAGTATTCAAGCGAGTAGTATCGTCTTCGATAGGCTTAACGCTATCAGAAGAGTATTCGAGAACTGGCGCCCACTTCTCAAGAAGTACGTCAGCTCTGTTTCTATCTATAAATGATTGTGGTTTATTCATAATTTTATTATTTCTTTCTATTTTTTTTTCGACCTTCATGGACTCAAGCAGTTTCATATACTACCAGTTCCAGGATATTCAGGCACCGAATGCCTCATTGTTCAGGGTGAAATTCTACTTCATACGCTTTAGCTCAGCTAAATACGGATTTGAAGTTGACGTATCAATCTTTTCCTCTACAAGCTTAGGGGCATCAGCTTTAACTGTGCGCGTTGTAAAGGCCTCTTCTTTAATAACATCGATTCTTTCCTTCTCTTTCTTATCAAAGAGTTTGGCAGTGTATTCGAAGTTTTCCTCGATAAATTTTGGAGCCTTATCACTAAGTACCTTACGTAAGTATTCTGCCTTTTTGTCAGAAAGTTTAGAGGTCTTTGATTCAATAAGTAAGTTAGCTCTTGTCTTATTGTAAGCTTCTTTAAGGAGCTTGTTCTCCTTTTCTACAGTGTCAAGCTTATCACTTAACGTATCAATCTGAGTCTTACCGTCCATAACAGCAGACTTAACTGACTCACTCATAAGAGAAGAGTCAACAGCAAGTACTTGGCGAAGATTAGATAAAACATGCATTGCTGTCTTATTCTGGGTAGCTTCTAAAATAGCATCTGCAGGAATTGACTCCTCGATGTACTCTTCTAAGTAATCAGAAATAGACTCAACTAAGTTTTCTTTGAAAGCAGAAGCACTAGTATTAATCTCCTTTTCATATTTGTTAATAACAGTAATTAATTTTTCTGCATTGTTACGATCAACAGCCTCAACTACTCTCGTGAGCTTAGAAGTATGATCCTTATCAATTGCACCTACTAATTCTTGTAGCTTTTCAGCATACAGTTCGTCTTGTTGAGTTAAAGCTGCTTCAACGGATAACGTGACTTTATCTTTGAGGGCAGACTCGATAGTATCAATAGATTCTTCTGTAAGAACTTCGGAGACGCTTTCTGGTAGTAATGTTTTTTCTCTCATATTAGAAAAGTGGTTTTTCAGTCGCGTTATTGATTCTTGTTTCAATTTTATCCTCAACAGCGCCTTGTAAATATTTATGGGCTTGAGCGTAATTTTTATCAGAAATCGCTGATATAAAATTAGCTATCTTACTTTTAGTAGGTTTAACACTCTCTCTTTCTTTTGGCATAATATTATTTATAGGTAATTTTAAAGATTCTTAATAAAATTCATAAACCTTCCACGTAAATACGCATCAACGTCTTTTTTTGGAAGGGTTTTAATTGATTCTTCAAACTTATCGTAAATCTCTTCGTAACTTCCGTCTTGCGCTAATACATATTGCTTAGACTCTAAAATGCCATTAACAAAAGCACTAGAATATGACGGGTCGGCGACACAATCAACAGCAACAAGCTTTAAGTTACGTACTGTATTGTGATTAGTTCCTTCTTCTAATGAGCCTAACGCTCTTGAAGACATACCTAATTTAACACCATCATTAATTAATGCCCGGACAACTTGACCACATGGTGTAGAAAGCACTTTAGACTTACCATAAAAAATGTTACCATCCTGGGTTAATTCAGTTACCATGTGACAAGCGCGCTCTAAGTCAACATCTGCAGAAGATGGGTGGTTTAATTCGCCCATTGCGCGCCCTGGTATAACCATTTCCTCGTTATACCGAGCAACTTCACGCTCTAACTCCTGCCTAGGATATAGTCTATTGTTACGATTAACTCCTTCTGCCATCATATACGGTCCCTTTATATAGAGATTTGAAGGAGAGTTCTTATTTGTCTCCTCCTCAATAATTTCGAACTCATCGATTACATCAGGATTTTCTACAACCAGGTTAAGTTTAAGAGCCATACATTTATTTAGTCGGGAGCACTATAAAAGCTCTTTTTCAGTAACTATTATAAAAGAAAGTCCACGTTTTTTACTGTACTTACGTGCAGCTTCCCACTTAGCCTGGTTTATAACATAAGCTTTCTGCTCATATATAAGATGCTGCTTCTTTTTATACTTCGTTTGTGGTGGTTTTGTTTGTTTAGATGGCTTAATTTCTATCAAATATTTCTTAATGGCGGCACCTTCCTTAATAACTACATAATTATCTACGTAGTATTTGTGCATTCTACCATCTAAAGGGCTATAGTATGGAACGATTACGTTCTCGCTTCCCCATTTTATAACATTTTTATTATTATCGCAAAATCTAAAGAACTTTAACTCTAAACCAGATCGATAGGTGGCCTTAGAACCTATAAACTTGTCTTTATTTTTAGGTACAAACTGACCTTGACGCCATTTTCTTACTGCCATTACCCTACAATAAACATAGTTGGATCATTATCACCCATACCTGGTGAAGCTCCTTCTAGAAGCTGCTTCTCAAGTTCTGCTTTTCTGGCTACCCCCTCTTGGATGAGATCGTAATTAAGAGCACCGCCACCTAGAAGACTAACACTACCAAATTTACCACGAACTCTACCTATAGTAATCATAGATAACGCTAAAGCATATTCATAAACCCATTGTTCTTTTATAACATCACGTAAAGCGCGTTCCACATAACATGAAATAACGCCATAAAATCTATTATTTTTAGGTTGTGGATACATTCTAAGGTATTGCGTTCTATTATCAAATTTGGTATCTCGCTTTGTAGCTAATACTTTCTCTCTTGTATCCATCCACTCTTTCATAGTATACCATGATACAAGATCGAACCCGTAATTACCTAATGAATAACTAAAGTATGTTTGCTGTGCTAATGTTTGCTCTAATGTAAAGAGAGTGTTAATACCAGTTGATGAACCTTCTTCAAAATCAGTAACCTCAATTACCTTTCTATAATCCATAACATCATAATCAAATACATTTTGATATGTAAAAGCGTCTGAAGCAGATCCTTGATACGATAATGTTTTCCTAGCATTTTGTGTAAATGATGCCGAAAGCGAATTATCATAAGCAGTAATCGAATCGTGTAATGTTCTATCAAATAACTCAAACTGCTCAATACCTGAACTAAACGTTGCTGATAGAGCTGATGAGCTAGTAAATGCTGTACTTAGCACCGATGTTGTAGCTACAAATACAGTCTCTGCAGTTTCAGCATAAAATTCTGGGCCCGGGCCTAGCGGATTTGTACCAGCTACCTTTTTAGCGTTAGTATCTAGATCTGTATTAGTTAGAGTGTATAGAAGATCTAATCTTATACCCTTATTTGTCTCATATAAATTAGAATCAAAAATAAGATACTCTTGAGTATACCCAGCATATTTAGTAAAATATTCTACTGCAATTTGAATATTCTCTCTCAATTGATCGGTATGAATCTCAAGCGATACTAGTGGATATCCTAACGATCTTTTTATTCTATCACCTAGCCTATCAAACGTTTCAATCTTATTGTTAAGATTGGTAGAGAGAAAGGCTGAGAGAGGTGTAATTTCACATGCTAAAGCCATACTATTATTTAGTCATATAAAAATAAAAAGATAGAAGAAAAAAATATGCTTTGTATTAAATATTGATATGGCACTTTCAGCAACAGTAGTCCCTTCCGTAACCGGCGGTCACATGTCAGCAGCATACCTTTCAACATTCATGACAGCAACCGTACCAGCTAGTGGTACGTTAATACAGATTCTCGAAACTGGTCCGAGAATGGTATTAATCTTCGATGATGGTAATTAAAAGTTAGACTTCATCAATAGGATCAACTGCCTCAGGAGCTTCTGCTTCTGGGGTTTCTCCTTCTGCAGCTGGACCACCACCAAACTCTGGGACAGCGCCACCACCACCACCAGCAACGCCGCCACCTTCACCACCAACAGCGGCTTCACCTCCACCTGCTAGATTACCAGCTACCATTTGTTCTTTCCAAGTCGGACCTGCTGCTTGTATTTGACCTAGCTCCCATTGCATTTCTGCATCCTTACGAAGAAACTCTCTATTAGCGAGGATGTCTTTGTCTTTCCAGCCTAGGTATTTTTTCTGCGCGTATGTAGTAGAAACAAATTCATTTGAAGCAAGACTATTAAAGTTAGCTGCCTTAAGCTCTAAACGCTGACCCTCTCTTAACTCAAAGAAGTTAGTAGGAACATTGAAGTTAACATCTAAATTAAGCTCGTTGAGATCATATTTATCCCACATATCTCTTAATTTAAGATGGGTTATAAACCCCTTTTTAATACCGGCTGCAAATCTCTGCTGCTGCCTAATAACAAACTTTGCAAACTTTAATTCTTCACGTAATACGGTTGACTGATCAACTGTACGATCTTCTGGATCAATACGAGTGGCTGGTACTTTAAGTGCTCTGTAAAGCTTCTTAATAAAGTACATCAAATCACTAAGCTCACCTAAGTTAGCACCGCCTTGCAACTGACTAACTGATGTACCTTCTGATCCTTGACGCTTTGCGAACCAAAACGCATCAAGCATAGATTGTGGATTAAACTTCTTAACAACATCGGTCTGATCTATATCAAACGTCTTACGTGATCAATAGTTTTGAATAAGCTTTCTTAAGTAAGCTTCAGCTTTTGGTGGAGCCATATTACCTACATCCACATTAAACACTAAACGTTCTGGAGCTCTAACTAAACGATAAATGACGATAGCATCTTCAATAAGAGATAACTGTCTATATGGTCTACGAGCGTTTTCTAAAAACGGTACAGCGAAGTTTTTAGTCTCATTATAAACTCCGGAGTTAACATAAACAACCTGATTAGAATCCATAGGTATGAATTCATACTTCTCTACCTTGTCAGGCTGTGTTTGACTAAAGATAGGTTTCTTGTAAATATAGCCTTTTGTTATCATGTTCTGTATATTGTTATATACAGGGTCAATAAGTTCAGATGGTATATTTACAATGCCTAATGCACCTTCGTTAGTGTAATCTTCATGTAGTATTAACTCGAAAAACACTTCACCTTCAACGAGTAGCTGCCTAAAATACTGCCAGCCCTTTGTTTTAAGATCAAAAAAGTCAATAAACTTACTAAATTCATTTTCAATATCACCCTTTTCATCTACACTTAAATCTATGTTATCAAATAGTAATTTTGCAGCATGACCTGATTCATCAATATTAATGACCTCATCGCAAACCTCATCCAAAGCGTCTGAGCACTCAGAGTAAGCTGCCATGACTCTGTAATCACGTAACCTACCGCCTTTATTTTCATCAAGGCTGGCATACATAACATCTGAAAAAGAAGTATCTTTTCCAAAGTCACCTATGGCCATATTATTATATGGATTTGATGCAGATACAGATGTCTTCGCTAAGGCTTCTGCGCGTCGAGTACCGGCTTTATTAAAATATTTATACTTAGGATTTAAGCTGTCGCCTTCGTCTAAGGAGCTGGTATATGGCAAACGATTTTGAATATACTGTACAAGATTTCTACCGAAAGTAGAACCTCGTCCGTCATTGCTTACGTATGATTTATTTTTGTTAGGTGAAGTGTCAGCCATCGCTATTATTTATTCTGAAGTGAAGTAGAACCCAGCAATAGATTGAGTAGAAGTCCAACCTGCTGGATTTTTAATTATTATATCAAACTTACCGTCTCCTGAAAGAGCTGGTATAGTTATATTCATTACATTATCTGATAGGATCGTAAAATTGCTACTAGGTAATAAGAATCCAGATGCAGATCCTGTGTAAGTTGTATCAAACGCTGTAAAATTATTAGTTAAGGTCTCGTTATTTGAACTTAACATTACTATCTGCGTTTTGTTAAAATTCTCACCTAATACGCTGTAATTGTAAAGATTAAGACCAGATACTGCCCTATTTATAGTACGTGGTTCTCTAGTTTCAAGCTGTGAACCAGTAGTGTTATAATATATATTTGTAATATTAGGTATACCAGATAAGGTAAACGTATCTGTATCCACTACACTAGTTATGCTGTTAAAGAAGCTACTATAATCTAAACTAGAAATAGGCTGACTAAAGTTAAAATCTTGTCTAGTGTTTATGAAATTATTCTCAATAAAGTAAATAGGTTTTGCAATCTCATTTCTATCTCTAAACAACCAACCTTTTATTGTAAAGGTTGTATCTGCTACAGCTCTAAACTTATCACTATAGCTTAACTCTGTTGGTGGGTTCATAGATATAGTCTGATCCCACTCTACCTCTGTACGTATCTCATTTATGTTACCTGTATCAGTTGGCTCTTGCCATGCTATTACAATATATGGATTAGAGTAAGGTACAAAGTTAGTTATGATCTGTTCTAGATCTTGCATATACCTGCAAAGGATTGACATTTTAACCGTTAAGTTAACAGGTACCGGCATATGCACTTTAGTATTATCTACATCATTGATATAATTATGTATATTATTTAACTTATTAAAAACCCTTTTATCATCATATGATACAGATGTTAAATCCATCGTTACAACAGGTAGTGTAATATTTTGTGCTTTGTTAACAATATCAAACATCACTCGCTGCTTTGGAGCGAAGACATATCTAACCTCTATCTCTTGTTTAGCGTTACCATTTTTATCGTAACGCTTAATTACTGTATCGTCAAATGCAGCAACAAATTGAGTTAGCAGATCTTTAATCTCAAAATTGTAAGTATATTTTTTCAAACCTTATATATATTTATGATTAAACCACTTCTATACTAATTAAACCTATCTAAAAAGTATGCTGGTAGTTTATGCTTACTCTTAAGAACACTTTCAACAATAGTAGCATCTAGTATATACGTAATACAATAATCTTTTGATGATCTAACACCGCGACCGCAAGACTGTATAAGTGAGCATAGCATTTTATTTTGATACCAATCAAAATCATCTTTCATCAATCTAGCAATCCTTGTATCTTTCGTAGGTAAAAAAGGTGCCTTCATTATAATCTGGAAACGAGCTAGATCATCTCGTAGATCAACACCATATGACATTGACGGCGATATTAATACTGTACTATCTTCTGATGCATAATGCTGTTCAAGTATATCTTCGTTACGTACTCCAGGCTCACGATATAAGAATCGATCTCCATATAACTGCTTAGATAGAGCACTAGTAATTACATTATTATGAGTATGTATAATACCTTTATCGTCTTTATGATGCTCACATATCTGCTTTACTATCTTTATAACATGCGGTAAGTTCTTTTGCATGTTATAATAGTTTAATTTATATTTAGAGTTACATACAATAGGAGCTTTTTTAGCACTAAAGTTAGATTCTGCTTCAACGTATTTGAATCGCTTAACACCTAACGTTTTACAGAAGTTAACTGGGTCAATAATAGTAGCTGACATTAAGATAACTTTATCTGCGTAATCAAACAACCTATATGAAAGTCTATCAACTTTAAGAGGCATAAATGTAACACCTTCTTTATCCTTTTCAAATACATACTCTGCCTCACTCCATGAATTGATGATTAATGTAAGCTTACCGTGTAAATTTCTTAGTTTAATTATCTCACTTTTAAGATCAATAAGTATACGTTTGTTACTTGTATCCTTTTTATTAGATAATATCTCTTTTAGCTCGTCTATTTTTTCTTCTACATCAACCGCGAGAGTATTTAACCACCTCTCACCTGACCTAGTTGACACATATGGCACATAATCAATATCTGCATTGCGTAAGAACCCGTAATCAATCTTACATGTAAACTCCTTCACTAGTTGATCCTCTAATTCTGACGCTTCATCACAAATAATAAACTGCCTCTTCTTGAGATGTTCAGGTAAAGAAAAGAACATACTATAGTTAAGTGTATTAAACTTAGATACTAACGCTTTATTGCGTTGCTCATAATAAGGGCAGCTGTTTTTAGCCCAGCATTCATCTTTTAGTCGAGGTAAATGTAAGCATGGCGCTAGATCAACCGAAAAGCGATTATCTAAATCACATTGATAGTTAGACTTACCCTTAAGAACTTCTATATCATTAAATAAATCCTTATATTGATCTTGTAAAGTCTTAGTTATAGTTAGAGCTGTACAACCGAATGGAACTTCCTCATTACATTCATCTTCATGCGCGTAGCTACCGCCTTGAGAGTGTTTAAAAGCTAAATATGACGTAACAACATCGTGAAATTCTTTAGAACTTTCACGGGAAACATTACCAACAGTTTTAGATACAAATGATTTACCTGACCCTGTAGGGGCATTACATACAACAAACTTGTACCCATCATCAAACGCTTGATCTATATTCTTTAATAACTTAACCTGTTGTGAATTTGGAGTATAGCCTTCTGGAAAGTTATTAAGTAGGTTAGATATCACAACCTTATTATAGTCCAGATCTACTCAAAGGCAATATATAAACTAAATTATCGTAAATTTTAGATTTATTAGATGTGTCCATTAACTTAGCTTGTAGCTGTAAGTCATCATCCTTAAGAAATGTGGTAAGCTTATAATTAAATGTAGTTATACCATCTTTTGTGTCTACCTCAAACGGGTACGGTAGTTCATACATTTTAAGATTACCAGCAATTTCAATCATTAACCTTAAGTAATGTTGCTTAACTTGGAAGATCTTTAGTTTTCCTTTTTTAAGAATCTTTTTATCAGTTTTAATAACTATATCTGATAACAGGTGAGGTTTAATATGTTCGATTACATCTTCTAAGCAAGCATTCATGAGTTCATATAGGATAGTTTTTGGGCCGCGGACATAGGGTATATATTATCGTTGAAGTATGTCCAAAATTCTTCATTCGCTGGAAACTGCTTTATTAAATCACACTGATTCATATTAACGTTTCTATAATCTTGCATTAATATATCCCAAACAACAATAAGATTATCTGCTGCTTCGTTAATTTTAACAGGACCTCTCGGAGATCTGTAGTTGAGAGTAATTCTGCCATTACTCGAGTTAAGTAAACTATAAGACTTAGTGCAGAGCATATGTCTTGATGGAGAGTTTCCAGCTAAAGGTACTCTCCTAACAAATCTTAATTCACAAACATTGCTAAGTAAGATATTATCAAGAGTTGCTCTCTGTACTATCATCCTTTAGTTTACATATACCGAAGATTCTATCTTCGTTTAAAAATACACCTTTTTTAACTTTACCTTTACCCGCTATATCCATGTTAGATATCGTTACACCTAAATTATGAGGGAAGATTACAATATCATCTTCTTGTGCATATTTAGCTTTTGGTCCAGCTAGTATAACTTTAGCCTTACGCCAAGCTTTGGTTATAGCATTTGTAGGTACAAAAATACCATTACGTTGTATATCACCATCTTCACTTTCATCGATGTATTCAACTAAGAGAATATCATCAAATATAAAGGAGAGTTCAAAATCATCTGACAAACCAATATCACCTTCACTATGAGATGTGAGGTCAATTAAATGTTCCTGTGGTTTAAGTATATCGATATTAGCTGGCATATAAAATATTTAGGGCTAGTTTTGATTTAATCAAGATACTGTTTAAGTTCACGCACAGATATATTTTTATTTTTAGCAATTATATACAAATCAGTCTCGTCTTCTTTCTCTTTCTTAACCTTTTTGATATAGTTGATACGCTTAAATTTTAAACGCGGTATCAAGTTATAATATAATCTATATTGACGCTGCTTATCATCAAATAATGCGCCAAATTTGTTTAGCGTTTCATTCACAAAGTGTGGGGTATCTTTACTATAAAAAGAGAGCCACCTATTAAAGAGATACGGTACAAAGGATTGCTCACCCTCGAGATCTAACTCACCGGCATTATCTTTTTTAGAATAAAATAACTTGTTCTGTAATTGAAATAAATTCATTAAGTAATAATCTTAGTCGTAGCGATCCATTGATCTTTAACTTCACTGTTAAATAGATCAATGACCTTAGTCATAAATGCATGAGCTTCATGATCTGTTAATTCAGATGAGTAAGCAAATCCAGGAGCTTTATCACCAGCGTTAATATTAATACCAGTATGGCCTAGAGCAACGGTATCCTTACTATATGTAATAGATACGCTCACTTTACCTTGCTCATGAACCTTTTTATCAGAACCAATAAACTTAGCATTAACCATAAGATCATCTCCGTCGACTATAATATCTCTCTCAATTATACCTGCCAATACCTGCGCGATAGTTGTATTAAACAATCGTTGAAACGATACAGCACCGAAGGGACATAAGTTAGGAATCTCCCAACAGAAGTTAATAGAGTCTGCTGAGTGAATATAATCGTTAGTCAATGTATCCTCTAAATCGATTAGATTTTCTTTAACATACATCGGCGCGCGGAACGCTACAATATTACCGAAAGGTGATACTTCTTTACGAAATTGTTCATATGCAAAACGCTTATGAATAAAATCACCGTCATATACTTGTTGATCAATAATCATACCTGATTATAGTTTCGTTTGAGTACTAATCAACTCTAATGTTAAGATAAAACATAATCTACACATACTGCAAAGCAGTCATAATCTTTAGACTTCCAATTATTACCTTTATCAACAATTACTGATTTTTTATTTACCGGCTTATTTGGAAATGTCCATATATAACCTTTTGATGTTAAAACAAAGTCGTCAGTTTGATGCCAAAAATAATTTAATTTAGGTGATATTTTTTCTAACGATTCTAAATTCTTACAATGTATCCATAGCCCTGGTTGCTCTAAAAAAGACTTATCAATTTCAAAAGTTGGAGTATCATGCCCTAAAAAATATTTATTTTCTTTAATCCAGAGATCAATCTCACAATCAAAACCTAAACTTAAAACTTTCGAGATTTGTTTAGGGTTATTTTCTAAATTGGATTCGCCAGTTAAATTACCTCTATGAGAGATTATTTTCATTAGCAAACTGGAGGCTGTTCAACTTTTAAATATTCTCCACCCCCAGCGCGAGTAAGGTAGGCTTCTAAATCTTCAGGAGTTCCTAATCCCCACATGTTTTCGATATTAAAGGTTTTAACTACCTTTCCGTCTTTAATGGCTTCATTAAAAACAGGGCAGACGTAAAACTCCCCATTATATCGTATGTCCTTTTCTATCATTTGCTCTGCATATTTGACATAATCTGAACCTCTTTTCCAATAATAAATCCCGACTGTTGCGATATTGGAAATAGGGTTTTTTTCTGCGACTTCGATCACATTACCTTCCTTGTTTACTTTTGCAAAAGACCACTTGGGATGTGTTGATTTGAAAGTTAAAATACCTGCATCGGCATTTTGCTCCTGCATTTTGTAAAGGAACTCTGAAGTATTCCAGTCAACGTATTGATCAGAATTAGCTATCAAAAGAGGTTGGTCATTATTAATGATGTCTTTGCTTAAAAGAGTTGTACAAGCTGCTCCTTTAGTAACTCCATCGACCTCGATTATATTGCAATTTGCCGAAATTATATTTAAAAGAGCGTTTAAATTATATTTTTTTCTATGTTCTTTTTGGACTATAAAAGTATGGGGGCTTTCGCAATTTAAATTTTCGACTACTA